TCAAAACGGAATGTCCGAAAGTTCATCGTTGAGTTCATCGATGGCGACCTTCGATGGCCGGACACTCACCACCTGTGCTCCAGGAAATGCCTCCTTGGCTGAAGCAATCATGGGATGGCAGCGGATTACATTGGCGATCTCATCGAGTGACCAGACCTGAGCTTTGCGCCCATGACACTGGGCTCTGCCGGTATCGCGCAGGTCCCGCACCAAAATGACGAGACCTTGCTCTGTCTCAAACTCCCACTGGTCGACCGGCAGGGGCTCACCCTTGATTTCACGAGCAAGTCCATCAAGCTTGTCATACGCCCGCAGCATGGCATCGCCGTGCTGACGGATAAGGCACAGATCGAACGCCCACACAGCAGCGTTAAAAAGTTTTTGCTGTGCGTGAAAGCGCTCGGCCCACGCAAAAGGCACAAGCATCGGCAACCGGCCAATGCCCCAGCACTGGTCCATTTCACGACCGCGCTGATCGACGCAGTTGATGATGACCTGCATATCGCTGATCTGACTATGACGGGTAGGTGGTGCGCCCTTCATGGCAGCCTCCTTTCTCTGTTAAAATTAAGGCAGACGATGCGCCTGAAGCGCAGTCGGAAGCCCTTAGGGGGTATGGGGGGGAAGCGACTGCGCGTTCCGACAGCTTGCGACCGTGCTTCCGACGCCTTCCGACTGGCTTGCGACTGACGCAAATCCGTGCTTCCGACAGCTTGCGACAACGAGGTTTTATAGCTCATTGGACAGGCTCCAGATACTTCACGACCCTGAGCCCGGTGGCCTTGCCGTGGAATTTTCCAGCCTCTGTGACGAGGTAGCCATGCTGCTGCCACTTGCTAATAGAGGTCTCTGCCTCGCGCTTGCTTACCCCATATTTTTCAGAAATAAGGTCGACCGCAAACCGGCCCTTGCGCCTTGCATGCGGAAATACAGACCAAGGTGATCCTGCACGCCAAGCTTCGTCAATCGCTTGGAATATCTCACGGATATGTTGCCAACTTAGGCGCTTGTCGTCCAACGGAGTTACACCTGCGCCTAGCACTGGCACGAGCGTATTTTGCTCAGGACCAAGTCCGACTGTCAGGTCAACAACCTTCATCGTAAAATGCAGATCATTGAGTTCTTCGCCGTCCTTCTGCTTTTCAACACAGAGCGTCGTGATATCTTCCTCTTTGGCGACCCGGATCGAGGTATCGCAGCCACCCAAAAGCACAGTCGAGCCGCGCATGCCGCGGTCTAGTTCCTTGCCCGAATGGTGGACCCCGATCACGCTGCCAGAGCAATGCTGCTGAAGGTCGGCGCAGCCGTCGATAAACAGCGACATGGCTTCCTGGCTGTTCTCATTTTCGCCCGGGATCGAGCGCGACACGGTATCGATCACAACCAACCCGATGGCAAAATCGACCTCGGCGCGCACTTGGTCGATTGTTCGCTTCAGCTTCCCAATGCTGGCAGGATCAAGCATACGGACGGCAAGAGGTAGCAGCTTAAACGGCGCATCGACGCGGTCCAACCTATGCTCGCGGCGCCAGCCCTTGATCCGCTGACCAATGCCGTATTTGCCTTCGCCGGCTATATAGAGAACGCCGGTCTGCTTGGTCGGCTTTCCATGCCAGCCAAGACCGTATGCAACCCGCAGCACCATATCGAGAGCGATAAACGTCTTATGCTCGCCTGGCCGGCCATAGAGCAGCACCAGGCCGTGCGATGGGATCAGGCCATCGATCCGCCAGCTTGGTGGCGGCATGTTGTCAATCTCATCAAGGCTCAAGGTCGCAAAGACATCAGGACCGGTGACGATATCACTGGCTGCACCGCCTGCATCCAGCAGCGCCCTGACCGCATCTATGCCAGACAGCGCAGCCATATCGTTAAAATCTGTCCCGTCGGCTCCTTGCCTGAAAATCGGAAAAACCGCATCACAGCGCAAGATGCGCGCGGCTTGGACTGCTGCATCACGGCCGACATTATTAGGCTTGCCTAGGTCATCGTCACCGGCGACCAGCCAACGGGACTCAGGATAGGCTGACACAAGCTGCTCAGCGACTTTGGCTAGGTTGCCGGCATTGAAGGTGACGATGACGCTGCGGCCGGTGGCTTCATGTAAGGAAGCGCCAGTGGCGAAGCCTTCACAAACTAAGACCGGCGCGGCTACCGCTGTGACCGGCGGTCCGATAACGAACATCGCGCCTGCCACCGGAAGATCGGCTTCAAATAGCTTGTGGCCGGCAGGATCAATCGACTGCAAAGATTTAAGTACGCCATCGGTATCGAACAGCGGCACCAGGACGTGCTCACGATCGAGCCGCGTACCATTGGGGCCAATGCCCTTAGCCGTCAGATAGGGATGGGATGAATAGCCCGGATCCGCCGCTGCCCAGCGCAGACGCATTTGCTCAGCGGCAGACTTTCGGCGCGCAGCCTGCTCTGCCTCAAAACGTGCCTGCCGCTCCTTGAGTTCATATACGCGAGCTTCGGACAGGACGGGCATCAGTCCACCCGTCAGTTGCTCGGCTGCAGCGCGGATATTCAGGCCGACCTTGGCTTCCAAAAAATCAAATACATCGCCATTTGCCCCGCAGCCGAAGCAATTATATCGCTGGTCCTGGGGATACACAGTAAACGACGGCGTGCGCTCTGTATGAAACGGACAAAGGCCGACCAGCGTCTGGCCGCGCTGCTTAAGCACGAGATGCCGGCGCACCTCATCGGCCAGAGGGAACTGGTCCTTGATCGCGTCAATATCGATGCTGCCGGTTTCAATGCGACGCGCCATGGCGGCCAGGACCACTTTCTGCTGAGAAGTAATAGGTGAATCAAAGACTGATGCCGGGCCGCCGCAGCAACCCAGCATCTAGCCGATCAAAACAGCGGCGCGCCTTCGGGTGCTGGTGCCGGCGCCAATGGCGGTGGCATGTGTGCGGCCGGCCCTGCGGCAACTGGTAAGGCTGCTCTCGCTGCAGGTGCAGGCAGCCCTGCATCACCAAACGCGTCTGGCCGATCAGTCCACCCGACGATCTCAAACTTCGGCTGATAGTTGGTGCCATGCTTGTTGGTGACTGGCTGGACACCGACACAGCGCACCACCGGAAGCTTGCCGGTCGCCGTCTCGGGCGCTACCAACCAAAGATCATAGAGGCTGTTCATCGCCTCGATCACAATGCCGGCGGTGGAACTGAACTCCCGCAAACCCAGCAGGTTCTTCTCTGAGTATAGATCCAGCTGAAAGCCGCGCTTAAAGTCCTGGCCCGGATTTGATGCAGCTTCGCTAAACGAGGGGTCCATTACCTTTTCTGGGGCCACATTTGCTGCAAACTTAAACCAGCCTGTCTGCAAGCCCGGCATGTCGAACACCGCTGTCATGTCGGTGACCTCGAACTGGGGTTCGTCCTGGCCGTCGCGCTTGGTGTACCAACGTCCTGCTTTAGCGTTAAACGAGATAAACACCTTAAAATCCGCGCCAGTGGCGGATGGAGTCATAAAACCCATAATCCTGTTTCCTTATTACATTTGGGGTGCCGCTTGTCAGGCCTGCGGCGCGGCCTCGGGGGCAAGGCCCCAGATCTCTTGGGCGGCTGCTTGCGCGCCAGGGTCGTTCCAGTAAAAGCTGTCAAAGTCAGGCGAAAGCGAGCCTGTCAGTGCCGCACCGTCATCTGACAGGCTCAAGAACCGCTCGATTGAGTTTGCGATGCTCACAACCCGGCTTAGGTGACTGCGCGGATCCTCAAGCTTGTAGACCCCGACCTTTTGGGGGGTGACGTAAGCGAAGCGGATTTCAGAATTACCATGTGCGGCGAGATAGATAGCGCCTTGCCTCGCATGTGGATCAGAGATCTTGGACGACAGTCGCAATTGCGTTTTCAGATCAACTATGATGCCGTGATCCGGAAACCAAAAGTCGAGCCAGCCAATGAACGGCACAGGCACGCCGGGGATCATGACCTCGATGCGGTGCTGGCGATTACCATCGGCGGTAGCCGGAACGCCGTATTGGCGCAGCTCCTTAAGGCCAATGGCGACCGCAGGAGCAATACCGGCGCGCTCCTTCTCGACGCCGGGGTGGCCCGATAGCGCAGTCAACTGGTTAAACCTAGCCACCGCCAGTTCCTGGCAGGCCTCCACCGAGGCATCGGGCTCGAACAACCCCATCTCGACCCCGGCCTCAATGGACGTACCGCGGTGGGCAGCTGGGCCAACACCTGATTTGCGCCCCATCAGCTTTTGCATGGCCCACATTGCAGGTTGCGCAACAAACAAGTTAATCGACGAGGCCGACAAATGATCAAGGCCGTGACGTTCAAATGCGTTTGCCATCATGCCACCTGCGACAGTTCGATGTCGGCGAGCGGATTACCCGCACTAGGGGCTCTGGGCCGAGCGATAGCAATGTAGCTATAGCAATCAGGTCCAAGGCGTTCTTGGACAAGATGCACGCAGCCTTTATCGCAAGCCCAGCGCACCCGCTCGGACAAACGCTCGAGTATCTTGCGCTCCTTATCGCCAAAGCGGCGCTTAGGGCCTATGTCTATGTCCTTAGCAAGGAAACCGCGGTGATATTCATAACGGTCCCCACCTGCGGCATTGGCCAACCAGGCACAAAAAAGTAGTTCGTGCCCAACCGTACGTCGGACATTTGTTCTTGATATGTTCTGCATTATACTTTGCCTTGTAGTTGGTTGGATGAGCGATGAGACAAGCGGCCTCGGACAGGCTTTTCGTAAGATTCCATGAATGTGCGGATCCGGGCCTCTGTATCTGGCCAGAGCCTTCGGCCAGCGCGCAGTTGACGCACAAGCTTCCAGTCATTGGCAGCTTTACGGCCAAAATAGCTCTCGGCCATTTGGTTGGCCTTGATGAACGAATCAATTTCAAAGATTATGGGATGTGTCATACATTCCTTATTCCGATATCAATCCAACATCGCAAGTAGGGTGTCATCCCACAATTAAGATTGCGGGAACCATCCCACAATGTTACCCACAACTTATGACTCAACCCTCAGCCTTCAACATCGCTTTCCTTAAAAACATTTTGGAAGTTGCAACCGCGCCAGATGCCTTGTGGAACTCGCGCTCGCTTTCGCTCGCTGCCACTGGGGGCAAGAACGCCTACCTTGTCCGCGACATCATAAAGGGCAAGAGCATTAACCCGACGCTTGATACGCTGGTGGGACTTGCCAAGGCTCTGGAAATGGACATCTCACAGATGATCCCTGCAGGTGCCTCGGTCATGCAGCGAACAGGCGGGCGCCAAGCCTATGATACCCTTACTGTAGTTGGCGCTGTTGCAGCAGGCGTCTGGCGCGAGCAGACTGACTGGGGCCCTGAAGACTGCTATACCATTGAGGTTGGGCCCAATCTTTATCCCGGCAGTGAACGACTAGCACTTCGCATGGAAGGCTTCTCGATGGATAAGATTATTCCGCCTGGCTCAGACCTTGAATGCCTGCGGGTCGCTTATGGCTATGTCGAACCGCAACCTGGCGACATCGTCATCGTCCAGCGAAATCGGCACGATCTACAAGAGCTCACCTGCAAGCGCCTTGACCATGATGGACAGAATTTTGTTTTGCGCGCTGAGTCTTCGCGAGCAGAGTTTCAAGAGCCCATCATTATTGGGCGCCCGGATGAAAATCACGTCGGCGATCATGATACCACGATCATCGCAATTGTCTTGCGGGCGCACCAGAGTCTTTACCGCCGCGGACGGTGATACAACCCTTTGTCAAGAGGGTATATAATCAGAGACTGTTTGTAGTGGGATACATCCATCGTTATTCTTGAGGGCAGAAACAGGAAAACCCGAAGTACGGGCTCCTGTATGCACCTTATCAAGGATATATCGATGCAGACCACCGCTGCCCATTGTAACGGCCTTTGCCCTACCCTGATGACCCCTGAAGCTAGGATCTGCGAGTTGGGCCAGATCATTGCAACTGGAGTGCTGCGGATGCGCGAACAGTCCAGTCATTTATCTGATGCACATGCAGATAGTTCACTTGGCTCTCCTGCCTACAAGAGCGTTAGCCATTCCAGGCAAGAAGCCTGCAATGGAGAACGATAATGCAAGATAATGACGATCCGCAGGTGCTAGCAAGGCTGGCATCGTTAAAACAAATGTCTGTGACTGAGCTAAAAGCCCAGTGGCAGGCTCTCATTGGCAGCGAGGCACCCAACAACAGCCGTTCGTTCTTAGAACTGCGGATTGCCTATCGAATCCAGGAGCTGACCTATGGCGGTCCATCCAAGCCAGTCGTCCGGCTACTCGATTCCCTAGCCGACGAGGTAGACGGCAAGAAGGTGCGCAGGTCAGTTATCAGCGATCCGCGCAACCCTGTCATTGGCACAAGGCTGGTTCGTGAATGGGATGGCGCCGAGCATATCATTACCGTGCTGCGAGACGGCTTTGATTGGCAGGGCCGCCGTTATAAATCGCTCTCGGCGATTGCGCGCAATATTACCGGCACACAGTGGAACGGCTACCGCTTCTTTGGCCTTCGAGCAAACAAGAGGACTGCAGCATGAAGGAGGCGGCACCCCCTCGACGCCTACGCTGCGCTATCTATACCCGCAAAAGCTCCGAAGAGGGGCTGGACATGGCGTTCAACAGTCTCGATGCCCAGCGGGAATCGTGCGAGGCCTATATCGCCAGCCAGCGTGCCGAAGGGTGGCTGTGTATGCGCGAGCATTATGATGACGGCGGGTTCTCCGGTGGAACACTGGATCGTCCGGGGCTCAAGATGCTGCTCGAGGATATCGAGGCTGGGCTGGTTGATGTCGTGGTGGTCTACAAAATTGATCGCCTGTCACGCTCCCTGATGGACTTCTCGCGGCTGGTGGAGGTGTTCGACAAGCACGGTGTCACGTTCATTTCCATCACCCAGTCGTTTAACACCACAACCTCCATGGGCCGTTTAACGCTTAACATCCTGCTGTCGTTCGCCCAGTTCGAGCGCGAGGTCACCGGCGAACGCATTCGTGACAAGTTTGCGGCCTCCCGCGCAAAAGGAATGTGGATGGGCGGTTTTGTGCCAATGGGTTACGATGTCGAAGGCCGAAAGCTTATCATCAACGAAGTTGAGGCAGACAGGGTCCGTCAGATGTTCCAGCGGTTTGTTAAGCTTGGATCAGCGACGCTGCTGACCCGAGAACTGGTAGCGGCAGGTTCGATCAACAAGCGCGGTAAACCGATCGACAAGGGGTTCTTGTACAAATTGTTCCGCAACCGGCTCTACCTCGGCGAGGCAGTCCACAAGGGCACCAGTTATCCGGGCGAGCATCAGGCCATCATTACGCATGAACTGTGGGATCAGGTCCACGCCATCTTGCAGGAGAGCCCCCGGCAGCGCGCGGCGAACACCCGAACCCAGACGCCAGCGCTACTCAAGGGGCTGATCTTTACTGCAAGCGGCGTGGCCATGACACCAACCGCCACCAAGAAAGGCAGCCGCCATTATCGCTATTACACTTCAATGGACGCGATCCGGAACCGGGCGGGCGAAGGTACTGATGGGTTTGTAAGGCTGAACGCCGGAATGGTCGAGGGTGCGGTCATCCAGCACATCCGAGACCTGCTGCGCGCCCCGGAAATTGCGGCGCGCGCAGTGGAGGCAGCGCGCCGAAGTGACCCCGACATAGACGTGCACGATGTTGTCACCGCGCTGGCCGGGTTCGATGGACTTTGGGAAGCTCTGTTTCCAGCCGAGCAGGCGCGCATCGCCCGATTACTGATTGAGCGGGTCACAGTCAGCGCCGATGGCCTCGCGGTCGATCTGCGCACCGATGGCCTTGGATCGGTCATTCGCGAAATGATAGCGCCCGAACGGAGACAAGTAGCATGAACGCACCTGTCACCACGCGGGTGTTCATCCCGCTCACCATCCGCAAGCCCAACGGGCGGCCCAAGATCATGCCGCCAGTCGATATGGTGCCAGACACCGGCGGGGTGGCCCCGCACATCCTGAAGGCAATCGCCAAAGCGTGGGGTTGGAGACGGAAACTTGAAACGGGTGCTGCTGCGACCCTTTCCGATATCGCTGAAGCCGAGGGCGTATCGGACCGCTATGTTGGGCCAATGCTGAGGTTGGCCTATCTGTCGCCAGCCGTGCTGGAGAAACTACTAGTTGCACGCGTATCACCTGAGGTTTCGATTAAGGAACTGGGGATGGTATCGGAGTTACCGTGGGCCGAGCAAGAAAAGTCGACATTTGGGGTAGCTTGAACGGTCGGGAGTGAGGCCAACCTCAGGGGTTGGTCTTAGCACGCATTTCCGGCACACTGCATCAATGATCGGTATTATCTCCCCGGAAGCAGAAAACCTAGCAGTCGAGATCTCGCCGCTTTTGAGGGCTGCGCTGCTGACCCTCGAATACATGGAGGTCAACGGCTCTATAGGCCTGACGCCATCAAAGGCCCTGAAACGCTACTTTGTGGAATGGGCAGCGGAAGCCTTCGCTTGGCCGGAATACACCGCCGCGGACCTCTACTCCTCTAACAAGGTCCTCAATGAAGTCGACTTCCCACCTTTGGTAGTGCTGCACGATCTGCTCGTTGGGCTGAAACTGGCACGCCACCAAAATGGTGTGATGCAAATATCGAAGTGGGGAACGAAAATCAGGCACCACCCAGGTACCGTCTTAGCCATTTTAGCCGAGCACCTCATGCATGGCTACGACCACAGCCAGCATAGCCGCTTTGACGACACCATCGTCGGCAACTGGGATATCTTCATCAACGTAATCAACGTGGAAGTCCATGCGGGATGTAGCGACGATCACCTTTGTCAGGCGCTATTCGGCAGTAACGCCAACGAACGCAGCCTTGGGCACAGCCGGGTCAGATCCGCATTCTACATCCAAGTCTTGCGGCCGCTCCTATGGCTAGGGCTTTTGCAGGGGCACGTGGTGGGAGAAGGCCTCAATCGAGAGCGGATGTTCACCAAGACGCCGCTTTGGTCCTTGGCATTGAAGTTGGAAACGGATCGGCAAGTGCCGGATCTGGTTGTTAATTGAAATGACATCCGCAATGGACGCTGCCGATCCTGACCTGCCCGACGCTGCCGTCGAACACATTAGCCAGATGCTAAAGCTAGCTACGAGCAAGCATCAAGAGGCCATGGCCTTGCTTGGCACGCCCGACCCAAACGCGCTACCCCGGCTGCATGAAGTGCTCCGGCTGCTAGAAGAGGTTGAGCTACTTGCAGCTGATGCTGCGACCTACGTGGAAGCTGACGTCATGAAAGCCGCCATCAAGGATCTCCACCTCCAACAAGCCAGCGTTCAAAATGCGATTGGCCAAATACAGGCAATGAAGGCGCGGTCGCCCTGGGCGACGCCTTGGCCCTGGTTTACGTTAATTGTTTTGGCGCTACTGATTACTCAGGCGATAGCGTGA